TCAGCGGAGGAATTTATTTACCACTAAGATATGACGATTGTTTCTTCAACTATGACTTCCCCACCGACGAGAACAAATAAGTGGCAAAAAAACAACGAAGCCAAACTTCTCAAATTCCTAAAAAATGACATTAAACCAAATAATCAAAAAGATTCAGACCGCAGCCGAAAGCCATAAAATGGTCGGTCACTTTGGTGTTGGTCAGCAATCCAATTTGACGGTTGAGAATGTCGAGTATTATCCATTGGTTTGGTTGTATCCAGATGGCTTCAATTTGCAGTCAACTGGAAAGTTGATGACATACAACTTTGCATTGATTGTGATGGATCGTGTGTTTGAATCTGAGAGCAACACAATTGAAGTTCTTTCGGATACTGCACAAATTATGTCTGACATTTTTGCGTTGGTTGAAACCAACACGGAAACCGATGGTGACTTTGAATTAAGCATCAACGGAAACGCATCCCCATTCTATGATTCAAAAACTGATATACTAGCTGGATATGCAATCAACTTCCAAGTTCTCACTCCTTATCTCAGCAATAGTTGCGTTGTACCTGTGTAGTGTGATTTGGGCGATGTTCAATTTTGAAGAACATCCAAAGCCAAAAACACTATTGAAGGTAGAAATGCACGAAAGAATTGTGGAAAGGGAGAAAATCAAACGAAGCGTTCTAATCAAATATCTCAATCACTTGGATACAATCTACCTTGACACCTTCGAAAGTTCGTCAGAAGGTCTGAAACAAGCAATTGAGATACATCGCACACTTGACACAACTCTATGAAGAAAAACAATGTTCTCAAAATTGACAAGCCGTTTGAAGAAACGAAGGTTCTATTGATTAGTGATTTGCATTGGGACAATCCGAAGTGTGACCGGGTAACTCTAAAACGACATCTTGACTTGGCACTTGCTGGAAACAACGACATCCTAATCAACGGGGATTTGTTTTGTTTGATGCAAGGTGCGTATGATCCACGAAAGAGCAAGTCAGACATCCGACCTGAACACAATGTTGCAAACTACTTTGATGCCATCATTGAAACTGCCGTTGAATGGTTCACGCCCTATGCTCACAACATCAAGCTCATCGGATATGGCAACCACGAAACAAACATTCTCAAACGCCAAGAAACTGACATCATTGAAAGGTTTGTGACTTTGCTAAACTACAAAACGGGGAGTGATATTCAGGTGGGTGGATACGGTGGATGGATTCGATACACCTTTGAACAATACGGCAAAACTTGTATGTATACAATGAAGTATATGCACGGATTCGGTGGTGGTGGTGCGGTCACTCGTGGAACAATTCAACATAACCGGATGAGCGTGAATGTAGAGAATGCCGATGCTATTTGGATGGGTCATGTTCACGAGGACTATGAACTTACTTACACGGTTGAAACACTATCGGTGAAAGGAACTGTCTATCTGCGTGACATCTTGATGATTCGTACATCGGCATATAAAGAAGAATACGGGGATGGTTCAAAGGGGTGGCACATTGAACGAGGTGCATCGCCAAAGCCAATCGGAGGTCGTTGGTTAGTGATGAACCCAGTTCGTGAAGAAGACCATCGCAAGGTAATTGCTTACACCCACAAAACAATCTAAAGGTTAAAAAAACGCAAACGGATATGCTCTTAAAAGTACAAATAGTTCACGAAACAAAGAACGACAATTGGATGGGTTTGATTGAAGGCGAATCAGACATCGTTGAAATTGTTGAGGATGGTGCAATTGATTCTGCACAAATTGTTGGGGTGAGTGCATACCACGAGTATTGCATAGTTTATATGCTCGGAGGTCACTCGTTTATATTGGAAGAAGAATATGATATATTTGTCAAGAGATGGATGCAGTCAACCCAAAACACTATAAGCAAGGATTAATCGAGTGCATTGATGCGATTGATTCAGCAACCACCAATAAAAAAGGAATCATCGCAGTTTGCACGGGTAACATAATCAAATACATTTGGAGGTGTGAAGATAAAAATGGGTTGGAAGATTTATACAAAGCAAAATGGTATCTTGACAAGCTCATTGAAACCAAAGAAAAACAATCGCCAAAAAGTGCTACTTTGTAGAATGTGGTTCTTGTTGTTTCTCATTCCTTTGACCAGTAATGGACAAGTGCTGATTGATACTTGTGTAATCCAAGAAGCGAATCACTATTTGGTGAAGGGTGCAATTGCAAGAAGGCAAGTCACAGTTCTTCGCAAAATTGTGACATCTGATTCCATCATTATTTCGGAGCAAGATTCTATCATTGGTAAGCAAAAGACAAACATCGGATATCTGAAGGATGACAACGATGCCCTTGTGAAGCGAAATAAAGCCATCTCACGCACTTTAATCAGTTACAAGATGCTGAGTGTGGTTCTAACCATTTTAAGCGTTGCGATGTGGCTCAAATAGATTTATCCAAATTGCCGGATGCCCTTGACACTTATTTAGGTGATGCATCTGAAGGGTCACTCCTTCAGCAAATTATTATTGATTGGTGGAACAAGAAGGTGATTCCACCCATTTGGGCGAATCTTGATGCCAATAAATCCAACGCATCATCCAAACTCCGACAATCCTTTGCACCAGGAAACATCACCAAGTCACCTACATCAATCAACACCATTCTTTTGGCTGAGGATTATTGGGAATTCATTGAATACGGAAGAAAGCCAACACGAGGAGGACATATTGAAGGCACTCCGTACTTATGGCAGTCGTTAAAAACTTGGATCAGTCAAAAGGGTATCAAACCAGCCGAAGGTCAAACCTACGATTCACTTGCCAAAGCCATTGCCAAGAAGATTCACCGAAGCGGAACTAAGCCACGACCATTCTTGGAAAAGGCATTCACCGAAAGCATTCAGATGGAATTGGTCAACGAGTTGAATGCTCGTTTCGGGGATTTGATATTCTCCGAAGATGTAAAAATTTGATACCAAACAAAAAATAAATTTGCATTATTAGAAAGTTTATTTTACTTTTGTACCGTTATGGATTACACAAAAGCAATTGAAACTATCAAACTGAAACGAAGACAAGGTCTTTTTCAGATTGTTGCTCGGAAGAGTGGCATCTCACTCCCAACTGTCAGAAAGTATTTATTGGATGGAAACATCATTTCTCCAAAAGCAAAAGCCGTCATTGAGATTGCATTGAGGGAGGTGAACAATGATTGAGTTGGCAATCAACGGATGGATACTGACTGTGAAAGGTCGTATCTGCGAAGAGAAGTATGTCTACACAATTGAGGCGGTTGACAATTGGCTTATCGCAAACCACATTGAAGAACTTGGCGATTATGTAAATTCAACCACCAGCGGATTTGGTGATTGTTGTATTAAAGAATTTGACGGCATCAACTCGGAAGCATTCTTCAATGCTGAACCAACTAAATTCAAAGTTCTATTTATGATAGGACAAAGAACTAACTTTTTATAAAACAAAAACTCTATGAATAAAAGCGAATCAATCAAGAACATTGCTGGTGCGTTGGTAAAATTCCAAGCATCGGTGAGCAAGGTCGGAAAGGAATCAAGCAATCCTTTCTTCAAATCCAAGTATGCAAGTTTATCAAACATACTGGACACCATTCAAAAGCCATTAAGCGAATGCGGATTGGCAATCACACAATTCCCTGATGGGAACGCTCTCACCACATTAATCATTCACGCTGATTCAGGCGAATGGATTGAATCATCTTATGTGATGCCCGTTGCAAAACAAAACGATCCACAAGCAATGGGAAGTGCAATCACCTATGCTCGGAGATATGCACTCGGTTCAATCTTGAATCTTAACATTGACGATGATGATGACGGTGAGAAAGCAATGGGAAGGCAGTCAGCACCAAAGCGTGATGAACTCACACCAAAGCACCCAAGTTGGGCAAAAGCCGTTGAGCATTTGAAGACGGGTGGATTGATGACCGACATCACCACGAAGTTTGAAGTATCTCCAGTCAATCAGAAACTTTTAATTGGTGAGAAATGAAACTTCAACTTCCAACTATTCACACTAATTTGACCGAAGACGATTGGCATCAATTGAGAAGCTCTCGTTTCACGGCATCTGAAATTCACAAACTGATGGGTACTCCGAAAAACAAATCGGAGTATCTCTCAGAAACTGCGAAGACATTCATCTTTGAGAAGGCAGCGGAGTATCTAACCGGACAAAAAGCGGAGATGTATGGTCGTGCTTTGGATTGGGGCAAGGAACACGAGAAAGAAGCGTTTCACTACTTCACTCAGCAGACCGATGAATTTTACACTTACTATGGTGCAGAAACATACACCTTCATCACTTATGGCGAATGGGGTGGATATAGTCCTGATGCACTTGGTACACACTTGGTTGAAATCAAATGCCCGTTTAATTCAGGCAACCACCTTCAAAACTCATTCAACACCAACAACGAGCAACTCAAGTCCAAACGACCGGAATACTATTGGCAAGTTCAAATGGGTATGGTTGCAACGGAGATGACTGAAGCGTTGTTCTTATCGTATGATCCACGAATGCCACACGGCAAGAAGATGACAAGCACCTTGATCACTTTGGAGGAGGACATCCAAGAAATCATTGATGAGAAGTTGTCTGCGGCGGGAGAACTATTTTTGTCAATCACTAAATAAATCGTTCATTCACAAAGTGAGAGTAAAATAAATTTGCAGAATAGAAAAATATGTTGTTAGTTTGAATCATAATACAAACAGATATGAAAACAATCAAGACACAAATGAAAGACATTCAAGTAGGCGATGTCGTTGTAATTCGTTACGCAGAAGAAAAGGTATTTGCAAAAGTTGATACCATCACTGAAGATTTTCAAAAGAATGGAGTTCGTGTTGTCACTCTTTGGAGAAGTGATGACGAAGTAGCAATGGGAAAATCAAAAGGTATTTGGCAATCAAAAGAAAATACCTTTTTGCAAAAAGTAAATCAACCAACTTTATCAACTAATAGCATCTCTACAAAATTGACAAACATTTTATTTGTTAGCAAGAGATAACGAGAGTTTAATCGCTCCCTTTAATAAAAAAAACTATGGACTTGATATTCTTAATCGTAATCACACCCATCACCATTGCGGTGATGTTCGTGTACTGGAAACTGAAACAATACTTCAATGACTTTGACAACTTGCCTGAGGCATCACCGTATGAATTTGAAAGGGACAACTACATCCCCGAATTTGATACCTACACGAAGGCAATCTACAAACACAAATTTTATAAAGGAAAAAGCAAATGATACAAAACTACTTAATTATCGGAATGGCAATCTTATTTGTCGTTGTACTTCTCCAGTTGCACAAAACATCTGAACGAGAAGATGAGCTACTTGAAAAAATCTCAAACAAGAATCGTTTGATTTGGGATTATGAAACCGAACTACTTGAGATCAGGTCAAAGATTGCGGAAGCAAATGACCGTGCGAAAACTTGGGAACTACAAGCGAACTTTCTTAAAGAACTAAACGATGACAAACCTAAAAGCACTCGTGGTAAGGGCAACAATTAACAACATCGTCAAGTGGCGTGTGTATTTTGCCGGAGAGTTACTTGCAACCTTTGAGAATGAAACGGATGCCATCTATTATGCTAACTTTATAGACCGACAATGATGAATACAAAAGATATGGTTGCATACTTACTGCAACACAAACCCGAAACGAGAGATTGCGACATTAAATTGATGTCGGTGATTTATCGCAGATTATGTGAAGGAAAGGATTTTTTCACGGAGTTTGAAGCAAAGCGATTGCCATCACCGGAAACAATAAGAAGGTGGAGGGCGAAGCACCAGGAAGAGAACGAGGAGTTGCGTGGTGCAAAATACAATGATCGCCACGAGTATCAAAAACAAGTGAAAAAAGAATTGGGATATCATTTCTAATTGATTATATTTGAACCGTTAACTGGAATGTAAGAGATTCCGAAAGTTAAACCACTATTGCCTCATTGAATTTGTCGCACTCTTACTGCACAAATTTGGTGGGGCTTTTTTTATGGCAAAAGACAAAACATCATTTTTACTCTACTGCGATCAGCAAGGAGTATTCAACAAACTACCTGATGAAATTGCAGGTAAATTAATCAAACACATATTTGCTTATGTAAACGATGAAAATCCACCGTGTGATGACTTACTATTAACCATCGCATTTGAACCCATTAAAACGCAACTGAAGAGGGATTTGCGTAAATATGACGATTACATTGATAAACAAAAGTTTAATGGTGCAAAAGGTGGTAGACCAAAGAAGGAAGAAACAACCCAAATAACCCAACCCTTTTTTCAAGAACCCAAAAAAGCTGATAATGTAAATGATACTGATAATGATAATGTAAAAGATATAAAAGTTAAAAGGGATGTTTTTATCAAACCATCCATTGTTGAAATTAAAAACTATATGTTGGAAATTGGGATGAATGATGTATCTGAAAAATGGTTTGACTATTATGAAAGTAACGGATGGTTAGTTGGTAAAAACAAAATGAAGAATTGGAAGGCAGCGGTCAGGACTTGGAAAAATAATAATCTTTCAAATAATGTAAGTAGTCCACAAATTGTTCACCGAAAAGTGTTTTCTTTGAAAGAATATGACGAACGAACTTGAGGAATACATAATCGGTCAATTACTATACTTTGACCAAACTCGTGCAATGTTGCCGAGAATCAAATCGCAATGGTTTGAAAACAACCTAAACAAACGCATTGTTGAATCAATCTTGGAGATGTACATCAATAACGATGAGATTGATGTTCTAACTTTGGGAAAGAAGTTTAGCCGTGTTGAGATGGTCACTATCGTCAAACTCACGCAGAATGTTTATGGAATGCCAAACATCAGCAGTCACCTTCCAGCACTTGAACACAAGTATCTAAAAAAACAATTCATTGAGAATATCACAAATTTGGATTTGACATCGGACTTGAAAGAGATTCTCACAAATGTTCAGACAATGGTTGACAACACCAAGTTTACAACCATCAATGATCCCGTTACGATTACCCAAGTTACCAACAAGACCGTTGATGCTATTATTGAAGCGGTGCAAAGAGGTGATAAGCTCACGGGAAGACCAACGGGATGGGCAGGACTTGACCGAGTATTGGGTGGATGGAACAACGGTGATTTGATTGTAATGGCTGCAAGACCGGGTCAGGGTAAAACGGCACTTGCTTTGTCGCTTATGTATGACTTCGCCAAGATTGGTGGAAAGGGATTGTTTCTTTCTTTGGAGATGAGCAATGAGCAACTTGTCAAAAGATATTTGTCGTTAATCACCGACCTTGCCAATTGGAAGATTCGCAATGCAAACCTTCGGGAGTTTGAAGTTCAGCAATTAATTAATTCAGCCAACAATCAGACGGTGCAATTTTATATTGATGACGATCCGAATTGCTCAATTCAACAAATCAAATCCAAAGCAAAGATTCACAAAGCAAAACACGGACTTGAACTTTTGGTCATTGATTACATCCAGTTAATCAAAGGAACAAAAACAAACCGTGAGCAAGAGATTGCAGAAATTTCCCGAAACTTAAAATTGCTCTCTAAGGAACTAAATATCACCGTGATAGTGTTGGCACAGTTGTCACGCAAATGTGAGGAGAGAGCAGACAAGAGACCTATGCTGAGTGATATCCGTGAGAGTGGTAGTATTGAGCAAGATGCGGATGTTGTGATGTTCCCATTTCGCCCGGCATATTATTCAGGTGAGAAGCTCGAAAAGGAAGAAGCCGAACTAATTATCGCAAAGAATCGTCACGGGGAATGCTACACAATACCAACGACATTCATCGGTGAACGCACAATGTACCAAGAACGACTATGAGACACGGAAGTTTATTTTCAGGAATAGGTGGCTTTGATTTAGCAGCCGAGTGGATGGGATGGGAAAACATCTTTCATTGCGAGTGGATGGAATTTCCACGAAAAGTATTGGACTATCACTTCCCGAATGCGGATAGTCACATTGATATATGTAAAACTGATTTTAAAAAATATGCAAACAAAATTGACATTCTCACCGGAGGATTCCCTTGCCAACCATTCTCCCTTGCCGGTAAAAGAAAAGGCACGGATGATGAACGCTACTTGTGGGGCGAGATGCTTAGAGCAATACAAGAAATTAAACCGAGATTCGTCATTGCTGAAAATGTCTTTGGTATCACGAATATTGATGGCGGATTGGTATTCGAGCAGGTGTGCCTTGACTTGGAAAATGAAGGGTACGAAGTTCAAGCGTTTATTATTCCAGCTGCATCCAAAAACGCACCTCATAGAAGGGATAGAGTTTGGTTTATTGCCTACTCCAATTGCAATGAACGATGGGATTTATGTAGACAAAAAACAAGTAATGGGGGAAAATATAAGACATACAAAAGGTTTGCCTACGATGGCGGCAATGGGATTATTGCCAACTCCAACAGTAAGAGATTGGAAAGATTCAATTTGCAGCGGAAAGGATGCTCCATCAATTGGGATATCAAGGGGATACAGTTTAGGTCAAAAAATAAATTCAATGCTGCCAACTCCAACTTGTCAGGATGCAAAGATGAAAGAGAACAGTCCAAGTCAACAACACAAAATACACGAGTTAAGTATAGCAGTTGCAGGTGGGAGCGGTTCCCAATTGAATCCCCGATTTGTAGCAGAAATGATGGGTTTTCCGCCAAATTGGACGGAATTACCTTTTCAAAGTGGAGAGCAGAATCAATTAAAGGATACGGAAACGCAATAGTGCCACAAATCGCGTATTCGTTATTTGAAATCATCAACGAACTATGAACCACTATCAAGAAATACATTTACTTAAACAAGAAGTTAAACGCCTTCGGGGTGTTGTTGCCGAACTCAATCAAAAACGAATTGACGAGGTCAAGAAACTCAAAGAAGAAATCGTCAACCCAAGATGCAAGATCAACGAGATAGATGCCGAGTGGACTGAGGCGATGCGAGTGGTTGCAATCGTGTATGATGTCACACCTGATGCAATCATTGACAAGGTTCGCACTCAAAACATTATGGATGCTCGGCACTTGTTTTGCTATTTATGTAGAAAGCATCTCAAGATGACCTATCTTTCCATCGGCAAGATTCTTAACCGTGATCACTCAACCATCATCAACTCCGTGCAAGTGTACGATTCACTTATAGAATATGACCGAACAACCAACAAACTATATGTCGAATCTCTATCCTTACTGGGTTTGCATTTGCACGAAAGGTCTAAGCTCGTCAATACATATTCTCCGGTCTGAGGATGAGATGTTGCGTGTAAAGAAAAAATACGAAAAGAATGGTTATATTTGTAGTATTGAAAAGAAAATGTGAATAAAGCGGAAATCATAGAGGAACTGTCAAAAGCGGAATGGCTCACCAAAGCCACGAAGAATATCGCCAAAGGAAACGAGTTGGCAAGGGAACTCTATCAATTTTACTTTCTGACCATATTGCAAAAACCTGATGAACAAATTGAAAAAATATACAATGACGGATACATCCAGTTTTGGACAATCCGTCTTTTGTACCTTTGTATCAACGGCAACCGGCATCCCTTTGGTGAATCTCGGATATATGATCAATACGATGTCTATGACCTTCACTTGTCTGAAGAACCCGACCTACTTTTGGAACGGGAAGAAGATGAGCAAATGGAACAAAAACGATTCAACAAAATAAATCAAGTAACTGAATCAGCATATTTTTATGAAAGGGAGTTATTCAAGTTATGGTGTAGTGGAATGTCAGCACGAGCAATCCACCGCCAAACGGATATTTCAGTCAGGGAGATATTGCGTGTAGTAAAATTAATGAAAGAAAGATGTACAACGAAATAATTGGAATTGCTTGTCTAAGCATCATCATCGTCAACTTCGGCAAACCAGCCGACCTACTCAAACGCTATCTCTACGGAAGCGACTACTCCAAATGGAAACGAATGAAACCACTTGATTGTGCTTTCTGCTTATCGTGGTGGTTGGGATTGTCTTTTTTTATATACACCTACGGATTTGTGGGTATCTTGTACGCATCCATCGCAACCGTAATTGTCGCACTCCTTGAAACAAAACTATGATAGAATTCATCCAGTCACTTCGCCCGGCATACGAGATCTATAAAAAGACACTTGTGTTCCAATTAACGCCTGAGCAATCCGCACAACTTCAGAATGTACATCGTGAGATATTTGGTCGCAATCTTCCCAACTGTTCAACTTGTGTGATTGAATCCGTGTTCTCACTTTTAATTTGGGCAGACCAAAAAGCATTGGAGTTGGCACAACTTGCCGATGATGAGCAGAAACCAAAACGCAAACGGAAATGACAAACAATAAACAACAAACTTACACTATTGAACAAATAGCCAAGCAAAACAACATTGCTTTGTATTTGAACGCCAAAGGTGAAGATAACACTGGGTTTTCATCTCGTGGAAATAGT